TATTAAAGGTGAATGGAGAAGCACCAATCCTGATGTAGACCCGCATATTTCAAGAGGATTTCATGTGTCAGAGTTATATAGTCCATTCACCAAATGGGCTAGCATGATTCGTAAATTTAGAGCAGCAAAAGGCGACGAACAATTGATGAAAGTATTTGTCAATACAGCTCTTGGAGAATGCTGGGAAGAAAAAGTTGAAAGATTTAACTTCGAGGAAATACAGGCAAGGGCTGAAGACTATAGTGAATACTTGAATCATGAAGATGGAACTTATGAGGAAGTAGAAATCCCTGACAGGGTTAATGTGCTTACGGCTGGTGTCGATGTTCAAGACAATAGACTTGAGGTTGAAATCGTTGGATGGGCGAAAGGTGAAGAAAGCTGGGGGATTTATTATAAAGTAATTATGGGAAATCCTGCTTTGCCTTATGTTTGGAATGAATTAGACCAAGTTCTGATGAAAGATTATTCATATCAGAATGGGGAAAAAATAAGAGTTGCTTGTGCTTGTGTTGACACAGGAGGGCATCATACCGATGATGTTTATAGATATGTAAAAGCAAGGGAACAACTAAATATATTTGGTATAAAAGGAAGCGGAGAAACTGGGAGACCTCTTATTTCACGACCTAGCAAAAATAATAAAGGAGGAATTTCCTTATTTGTTTTAGGAGTTAATACTGGTAAAGATACAATAATGAGCAATCTTAAAGTAACGGAACCAGGAGCTAAATATATGCACTATCCAAACAATCCTAAGCGTGGATATGATGAAGTTTACTTCAAAGGGCTTACATCTGAAATAAAAGTTGTCACATTTAGCAAGGGGCAAGCTAAAATCGAGTGGAAAACAGTAGGAGATAAAAGGAATGAACCACTCGATATTCGTAATTATGCACAAGCTGCATTAAGAATTGCTAATCCAGATTTAGACATTAGGTATTCAACTGATTTGTTAAATGGATTAAGAACACAGAGAGTTAGTAGAAAAAGAAAAATACTGTCGAAAGGAATTAAGTAAATGGGAAAATCGAATTATTCAAGAGAATATATTTTAGAAATGATAGTTGAATATGGTAAAGCTGAACGAGCAGTTTTAACAGGAAAAAGCTATAAAATTGGGACAAGAGAACTTACTCGAATGGGAATAGATGAAATAAGAAAAGGGAGAGCTTATTGGGAAAATGAATTACAAAAATTAAATAGTATTGGAAAAAGAAGAGTTAGAAGAGGAGTTCCTCGAAATCTTTAATGTTAGAAAAGGAGGTGTGCTATGAATTTAATTGACAATTTAGTGGCGGTATTTAATCCACAAAAAGGAGTAGAAAGATTTAAAGCAAGAAGAAAACTGGAAATTTTAAATACTGGATATTCTAATCATGGAGCTTCGACTACTAAAAAAGCAATGATAGGTTGGCAGAGTACTGCGGGCGGAGTAAAAAAAGATATTTATAAAAACCGCAAGAAATTGATTGAGCGTTCAAGAGATTTGTATATGGGAACTTCTGTTGCAACGGGAGCATTAAAAACTATTAATACAAATGTTGTGGGAAGTGGTTTGAAATTAAAAGCGGCTATTGATAGTGAAACAATAGGGATAAGTGATGATGAAGCGGCTAAGGTAGAAGAATTGATTGAAAAAGAATTTGAACTTTGGTCGAAAGATAAGATTGATAATTTAGGAACTATGAATTTTTATCAAGTTCAAGAACTTGTATTTTTGACAGTGCTACTAAATGGAGAGTGCTTTATAAAATTAAATTATTTTGAAACACCTAAAAATCCGTATAGTTTGAAATTGGAAATTTTAGAGCCTGACAGAATTTATACTCCTAATAATATGCTTTCGGATAAAAGTGTAGTTGAAGGAGTAAAAATAGATAAAAACGGTAGGGTTGAAGGTTATTATGTTTCATCTGAACATCCATTGGACGCAACTGGTGCAGTAACAGAAAAATTTATTAAAGTTTATGGAAGTGAGAATCAAAAAAACATAATTCATCTTCTTTTTACTGAAAGACCTGAGCAAGTAAGGGGAATTCCAATATTGTCACCAGTCATTGAAAATTTAAAACAGCTTGGAAATTATACTGAAGCAGAATTAATGGCTGCTGTTATAAGTGGATTGTATGCAATTTTTATTGAAAGTGAAGCTGATAGTCCGAGCGGGGCTGATGTTGGAGAACTTGAAGCGGTTGAAAATGATTTGCTGGTAGATTCAGAAGATGAAACGACTATAGAACTTGCACCAGGAATGATTGCTTCACTTAATCCAGGAGAAAAAGCAAAAGCTACTAATCCAGGAAGACCGAATGCGCAATTTGACCCATTTGTAACGAGCATTTTAAGACAAATAGGGAGTGCTTTAGAAGTTCCGTACGAACTTTTGATTAAGCATTTCACGGCGAGTTATTCAGCAAGTCGTGCGGCACTTTTGGAAGCATGGAAAATGTTCAGAAAAAGACGAGAGTGGTTTTCTGAAAACTTTACTCAACCAATTTATGAAGAATGGCTAAATGAAGCGTATTTATTAGGGAGAGTAGAACTTAAAAATTACGGAACTGATTTTCTTATAGATAAAGCTTGGTGCGGTTCACAATGGAACGGACCTTCGCAAGGGCAAATTGACCCATTAAAAGAGGCTAATGCTGCTGTTATAAGAATTAATAATGGATTATCAACTAGAACTAGAGAAACAGCAGAGCTTAATGGTGGAGATTTTGAACAAAATGTAAGAATTTTAGCGAAAGAAAATAAACTGTTAAAAGAGAAAGGAGTGGTAATAAATGCCGAAACAACTAAAATTTTGGAATCTAGTGAAGAATGATGAAGAAAAAACGGCAGAACTTATACTTTATGGGAGCATAGGAAGTGATGAGCATTGGGATGATATATCCGATAAGGTATTTAAACAAGATATAGAAAACCTTGGAGATGTGGAAAAAATTACTTTACACATAAATAGTCCAGGTGGGAGTGTATTTAGTGCGGTAGCGATAGCAAATACTCTTAAAAATCACAAAGCTAAAGTGACAGCAAATATTGATGGTTTGGCAGCGAGTGCTGCAACTATTATAACAAGTGCTTGTGATACTGTAAGAATGCCTAAAAATGCTTTATTTATGATTCACAATCCAATTACTTTTGCTTATGGGAATAATCAAGAAATGCAAAAAACTGTTGAAATGCTTGATAAAATTAAAAACAGTATTATTGAAACATATTTAAATAAAACAAAGACTGATAAGGAAACTTTATCTGAATTAATGGATAATGAAACTTGGATGGATGCAGAAACAGCTAAGTCGTATGGATTTATTGATGAAATTGTGGATGAAGAAGTAGGAAAAGAATTTGTAGAAAATAAATTAATTATAAATAATATGGCTTTTGATATTTCAAAATTTAAAAATTTTAGAAAAGCAAGAGATACTGTTGTTGATAATAAAAAAAATACTAAGGAGGTAAAAATGACTTTAGAGGAGTTAAAAAATCAATTTTCTGATTTGTATGATTATGTATTAAATGAGGGAAAAAAGATTGGAAAAGAGGAAGAAAGAGAAAGATTAAAAGCTATTGATGATATAGGAGTTAATAATTATTCTGAATTAATAGAAAATGCTAAATATGTTAATCCTATGTCAGCTAGTGAGTTGGCTATTAATATTTTGAAAAAGCAAAAAGAAGAAAAAGCTCAAAAGTTGCAGAATATTAAAAACGAAAGTCAAGATAATTTTATACCACCAGCTGCGAACGATGGAACAACGCCCGGCAAAAAAGAAGAAAAAAAGTTTATGGGACTTGATATTATGACTATTTTTTCTAAAATGAACAAAAAAACAGAGGAGGGAAAATAAATGGATTTTGTAACAAAGGGTAATGAATATGCCAGTGAACAATTTTTAAGTGGAACAGGACACAGATATATGGAATTTGAAGTACCGCAAGGTAAAAGTGTAAAAAGAGGTGATGCTGTAAATGCAACTGCCGAACTTTCAGATGGAACTGATTTATTTGGAATAGTTATGGAAAATGCTGACGGAACAACTGTGAAAACTAAAACAACTGTAGGTATTTCAGGGGAATTTATTTT